AGAATCGAAGTGCGCTCTCGTTACAAGGAGCATCTTGAACTACTGAGGGAAAGATTCAGCGATGAGATCGGAAACGAGAAGATCATTGGATACGATGATCCTGACGGTAAGTATCTGAACCGGGATTACGAGTATCGAATCATCATCGACGCAGAGAAGTGGGTTCACTTGGGCGCGATGCTTTCAGCAGACGTGACGTATCCTAACTTCAAAAGCGAAGTGCATGAGAGTTGTGAAAACTTTCCTGAGCTTAGGGGTACGCCTTACTTAGAGCAGTTGTACGCAGTGTATAACGACGTGCAGAACGAAGAGCGATGGGGAATGAACCCCGGACGAACTATCAACTAGGAGGTTCCAATGAGCAAGTTTAATTATCTAGGCACGGACAAGATCGCTGAAGTCAGAATGAAGTTACCCCAAGATGCTTGGGAAAGAATCAAGCAGATCGCAGTCAAGGAGCATCGACCCGCAGCTGCACAGCTTAGGATTATTCTTAATGATTTCCTAACTTCTTACGATCAGAACAATAGCGACTAGGTGTAGTGAGGTTTCTAAATGTCTGAATCTATAGAGTCTATGAAAAACAAATTAGACAAGATGCACGAAGAGCTTGTATCTGAATCAGAAAAGTTGTCTAAGATATCAAAATCATGTGACAACATGTCTTACTCAGACATGATGAAAGCTAGGCATGATTTAACTTCTATCGAAATTAAAGTAAATTCGATACGAAAAGAGATGTATTCTTTGATTGATCTTATCTACGGAGATTGGGCTCCGCCATCGGGGAGAAAGTAATTGGGCATAAACGAAGCGATGCAAGCTATGGATCTTGATCTTGCTGTCAGTCTTGAAAATATGTTTCGAGCCGACGGACCGAGAGAGAAGTTGCTTTATCGGAAAGGATTCGACGCCGGGTTTAAGTTGGCTATGGAGTATAGGGAGAAAGGTGTTAGCGTAACTGAAGCTAACGAAAACGCATCGAACATTATGTTGATGCTTACAGGAACAAGGAGTGCTGCGAAGTGAGTGAATCAAAGCCTTGCCCCATGTGCTTAGGGACAGGAATTGCTAACGAGTTTGGAGATCAAGTCTCAAAGTTTAGGGCTGAACACAAGGTATCTAGATACAAGTTTGCAGAGTACGCTGGCTTGTCCATCGCTACCGTAAGGAACGTAGAGATGGGCTCCTTTGCGCCTCGCAGGGAAACGATCAATCGAATCGTAGCTGGTATGGATAAGATCAAAAGTCTAGAAAATGCTGAGAGCAACCTTCCTCAATCAGTAATTGATGCACACGGTCAGGTTGAACCGCCGAAGACAATCGCTTACTACAGCTCGGAGAACGACGAAGAGCCGTTCTGATCTGATTGCGTGGGCCGGGTTGGTGGAATTGGTATACACAGGAGACTTAAAATCTCTCGACCGAAAGGTCATGCGGGTTCGAGTCCCGCACCCGGCACCACTTTAGATGGAGAATGATATGTATACGGCTGATTGTCTTAAGGAAGGAACTGTAATCTCTGACCATGTAGAGGGGAAGAATCGGAGATACTTCGAGATTCAGCAGATAAGTAACGGTTATCTTGTTAGCTTCGGATTGACAAATGGGTACTGGTTCTTTTCTACTAAGGAAGAAGTCCGTGACTATCTCATGGAAGAGATTGATAGCATTTGGAGTGATACTAACTGATGGAAAAAGAACTTCACGAATACAATAAAAGAAATAAGCATCTTCTTCCTCACGCTTGCTCTTCATGTAAAGCATCTGTCTACTTCTGCGAAGACCCAGCGTGCAAATGTTTTCATCACGCATTCGACGCGTTCGCTGAGTACGAACACGAACGAACGGATTGCACGATCGAAGATGTGGTAGAGTTTTTTACTAAGTGAAACCACTGTGCGGGGACCGCCTGCTGCGCCAGTCCCGGACGCTCGTCACGGCGGAGCCGGTTAGGGCGATGTAGAGGTAAGGCCTGCCAACAAAGAGATACCGCCCCCGTGACGGGGGGCGGAGACTCTGTTTTACGCACCCGTAGCTCAGTTGGATAGAGCGGCTGCCTTCTAAGCAGCGGGTCGCAGGTTCGAGTCCTGCCGGGTGCGCCATTTAACAAGGAGAAAATCATGGACATCAAGGAAACTCTTAGACTCCACAAACTGTGGACCGAAGGTAATAAGGAGGGTGTCCGGGCGGATCTGACCGGCGCGGACCTGAGAGGCGCGTACCTGAACGACGCGAACCTGAGAGGCGCGAACCTGAGCGACGCGAACCTGTCCGGCGCGAACCTGTCCGGCGCGAACCTGAGAGGCGCGTACCTGAGCGGCGCGTACCTGGGCTGGGTGGGCCTGGACGACGCGTCCCTGACCGGCGCGAACCTGACCGGCGCGAACCTGAGCGACGCGATCCTGTCCGACTCGATCCTGACCTTCGCGAACCTGACCGGCGCGAACCTGTCCGGCGCAGACCTGACCGACGCGGACCTGAGCGGCGCGTACCTGAGCGGCGCGATCCTGTACCGCGCGAACCTGTCCGGCGCAGACCTGACCGGCGCAGACCTGTCCGGCGCGAACCTGTCCGGCGCGGATCTGATCGACGTGACCCTGAACGGCATCAAAGTGAACGAAAAGACTAAGTTTTAAATCGAAAAGGAAGAGAAAAAATCGCCAATAAGATAGGAGATTTAGAGATGAAGAAGTCTGACGTGAAGAAGTGGGTGAAAGCACTCCGCTCTGGTGCGTACCAGCAGGGTGAAGGAAGTCTCTGCGAGGAAGATGAGATCAGCGGTGACTGCGACTACTGCTGCCTGGGAGTGGCTTGCGACATCCTGACTGAAAGTAGTTGGATTAAGATTCCACACTCGAACTTATGGAGCATTGGCAAAAACGAAGAGTTCGTTATCCCTGCGACTGGCGATAAGTACGGCTGGGGATGGACAGAGACAACCTCCTTCCCTAGCTTGGAAACCCTCAAGGAGATGGGGCTAGATACAGCTTACGCGCAGGAGCTTGCCGAACTGAACGACGGGGGATGGACATTTGAAAGAATCGCCAACAAAATCGAAAAGGATTTGCTTTAATGCCTGACGCAAAAGAACGAGCAATGGAATACAACCTTTCCACATTTAACTTTCTTTGCAAGAAGCTGGACGTTCATCCCATTGCACTTGCTTCGATCGTGACCGAGGGAAAGATCTGGCACAACACGGCGTTCACTTCTATGGACGACCATGAGAAATGCCAAGAGTATTTAAGAAGGTTTCTTCAGGAAATGGACACTGCCCCGACAGAGGAAGAGCAAGTAGATAACTCGTGACATGATTCTAATAATTACAATCACATGCTTGATATGGTTTGTTGCTTTCTCTGTATCCGTTAGCTTGTGCAAAGCATCGGCTAACGCTCAGGAGAAAGGCGATAAAGCATGGAGGGAATATGAGGAAAGAGATCAGTCTAAAAATTGATATGAACTCTTCGGAAGAGGAATGGACAAACTTCCTTGAAGAGCTTAACGAGATTGTAGACTACCTTGAAGGTCATGGAATATCTGAAGCACTTGAGAAGTATGCGAACAACCAAGGTAGTGCTGAAGATGTTTTCAAGTTATTCGAAAATGATTCGCGAGAGCAGACAGTCCGAGCCGTAGAAGATCTAGATCGACTTCTCGATCGTGTGCAAGGCACGTCTCTACAGCAACCAGAGAATCCTGACCAGCCTGACGGAGACTCTGCCTAGCTCTAGATATGACCATGATCTTTGCAGCGATGGAAGCCCCGACGCTTCTGCCAGTTGCCTTCTCCGATCCCTGAACCGATGGGGATCGGAGGAAGCAACCTGCAAGACTCATCAATTCAAGATACATTTCAGCAGCAGAGAACTGCGCCCTTGATATCTTGCCTTGGATAAACAGCTTATCAAAAGCTGTCTGGTCAACGACTCTAGCTCGCCTAAACACACCCCTAGAGTCTATATTCTCTAATTCAATTTTCTTTTTCTTTCGATACTCTTCTGTTCCTGACTCTATCAGGACAGGGTATTCAGATATCGAAGAGGTCCGCTTCTTCATTCTGGATTACCTCCTCTTCCCCAGTGTCGAAAGAGCTAGTGATGCTACCGATCGACGCAGCAATTTCATCAACGCTGACTCCCTCGGAATACCTGCCGCAAGTTGGATCGTATCTCAGGTGAGCGGAGCCCGTCTCTCCAAGCCACTTGAAACGAACCTTCCAAACGACAACAAAGGTATCTCCGTTCTCGTCTCTCGATACAGTCACACCAAAGTCTGCCTTCGCAAACCACGCAGCAGATCCAGAGATGTCCATGCCTCCGGGGGTAGGCAACTTTCCGCCCTCCCCTCGATACATCTTCTGCGGGTGCGCCACGATCCAGATATGTATGTGATGTTTTTTAGCAAACGCATGAAGACGAGTGAGCATCGTATTGATAGCATCCGTCTCTAGAGCAACGTCAGTATAATTAAACGGATCAATCACCAACCCGTTTACTCCCTCGTTCTCGACAAGTACAGCAGTCCTTTGAAGAATCGACTCGATCGTGTGAGAAGAGGAGGGATCAAGAAAGAAGAAGTGTCGATCGAGCCAAGATGCCGAGTCTTCAAGATCTTCTTCACTCATCACCTTCCCTTCGAAGAGAGGCTTACCCGCATACTTCTCGATCAGTTTCCCTGCATGTATTTCGATAGGGTTCTCTGCTGAAAAGATTGCGAACTTCCAATCCTCTTTCATTGCAAGACTCACCATTGCAAAGTCTATAAACTCAGACTTGCCAGAGCCCGGAACACCAGTAACTACCGACACCTGATCGGAGCAGATAGTCATGAGTCTATCAATCGAAGGTATACCAATCTTCGCACCACCCTTGAATCCACCAATGCGTATGTCGCTAATCGTAGTGGCTACTGAACTGGCTCGAACGATGCCCTCGTAAAGAATGTTCTCGACTTCTTGGAAGGCGTTCTTGATCCCAACCTCGCCATGAGTTGCCAAGCACTCGTTGGCATCCTTGACCCCATACTTAGACCAGTCTATTACGCCGACTCTCCTGCGCCCAAGAAAATCCAATAGCCTTCCCTGAAACTCTCTGCCCTTTTCGTCTGCATCAACAGCGACAACTACATCAATCTTGTTGTTCTGAACAGCATCGACCACAGGCTTCAGGAAAGCAGGGACATCACTAGCCTTGCCGATGTTCGCCCCCGACGGAACCGAAAACGCCTCGTAGCCACACGATCGAAGCGCAAGAGCGTCGAACTCTCCCTCTGTCAAAACAACCATGTCACCAAAAGCAATGTTCGGAAACAAGCTACGGCACACTCCCGTCTGGGTGTAAGCCTTGTTCTCGACAGCTCTCCACTTGATTGCTCCATCAGCGTAAGAGAATCCAATCGAACTGTCCTTCCCTCCAAGAGATGTGTAATAGACATCATCAGATAAAAGAATCGAACCCTTGATTTCGTCAGAAATCTTTTCAGGATTGATAGATCTTGAGGAGAGAATCTTGTCAAAATCTTTTAGACTGTCCTCATCACTGGCCCTCGTGAACGAAGGTGCTGTCCGGATAATCCTCTCAGGTTGATTCTGACTCATACTCACTTGCCCCTTCTCCTCACAGTTATGGCAGTACCAGACTGCGGCTGTGTCTTCGAATGTGACACGAAGACATTTTTTATTTCTGTTTGATCCAGATCTTTCAGACGAACACTCGGGACATACAAAACTTTTAGTTCCAATATCTTGCGCCCCTAGTTGCGACTCTACAAAACTTTTAATCGAATACATGAGTCCATCCACCCCTCTTGACAGACACGCTTTCTACAGGCTATAGAATCCTATAAGCCTATATGATTCTCCTCTGAGAGAATCTAGTTCTTATAGGATCTAAGCGATCCGCACAAGACGTAGAAAATTTAATGGCCTGCTTGCAATGAGCAGGTCAGGGGGAGGAGAGAGTTAAACCCCTTTCGATCTCCTCCCCCATTTTATTTTTACTCTTTATCTTTTATTCTTCAGTCTGTTCAACAAGATATCTCTGCGTATTCTTTTGGGGATATCGCATAGTTCTTGTATCAGGTCTCTTACTAATTCATAATCCATAGATGCTGATTTGCACACATCTACAAATGAATCAGAAGACGCCCACTCTTTGATCTCTGCTTCCTCTTTGGGATTGCCAGCGCAAAGATCTTTAAGAGACTGAAGAATTATTGCAGACGCTAGTCTTGATTTAGACTTGAGATTGTAATCTTCGCTCTCGGATTCTCTTTGTCGAGATGATGAAATGCGTGTATCTCTTTGATCTGCCGGTCGTTCTCGATCACCTGAGTCTTTTGAAGCAAGTCCATTATCAAACTCGGGTCCAAGTCTGGCCTTCTTGTCTTGTACCATATCTCTACGATCAACTTCACGTCGCCGGTTATAGGGCAGTCCGGAGGACGTACATAAGATTCGAACTGTTTGGAATATTTTAGCGCCTTTTCGGATTTAATCACACGGGGCTTACCCTTTATAGACACAAGCCTCCTGCTGTTCGACTTACTGGCTGGCTCGCCGGGAATAATTTGCTCCCAAAAAACCGTGTCTTTTCCTGTTGACATATTCTTATCTTGCTTTATTCTTGAATCATTGGAAGGGAACCAATGACCATTATTAATAACCACGATGCCCCTGCATCGTTCATATCGTTTTGCGAAAACGATAGGTACACAAAGGGGCATTCAGACTACTCGGCTACACAGCTAATTGACGAGCCGCGCGTCGTGGAGTTTAACAGAAGGTATCCGGAGCTAGTGATAGACGACCCATACGAGAATCCGTGGAAGTTTATCTCGACGATATTCCACGCGCTTATGGAACAGCATTCACCAGAAGACGAGATCGCAGAGGAGCGTATGTTCGCGGAGATTGGAGGGGTGACTATCTCCGGCGCGATGGATGTTCAGGCTGGGCCAGACCATTCAGTTACCATCGGTGACTATAAGATGACCACTGTCTATGGCATCAAGGACACTAAGAAGTTTGAACAGCAGTTAAACATTTACGCTTGGCTCATTGAGAGCCAGACAAGTAAAGTAGTTACTAGCTTGAAAGTGTATGCCTTCTTGAGAGACTGGAGAATATCTTCTTCGGAAACAGTAAGGGGCTACCCACCGACGCCGGGGATCACAATACAACTTCCACTCTGGGACTATGACGAGAGAGAAAGTTTCATCGCCGACAAGGTTTCTACCCTGCTTTCTTGCAAAGACCTACCGGATGACGACCTGCCTGAATGTACGCATGAGGGGCGATGGCCTTCTGGTACATCGTATCGAGTAGTGGACATGAGGGATGATAGTTATGTTGAGTTTGATAGAAAGGGTGATGCTCAGAAGCATTGGGATCAGCTTGATTCCGATTCTCAATTTAACTCTGCTCTCGGCAAGACGTTTAGTGAGTACCGTAGATGCAAGAGCTACTGTCCTTTCAATAAGATATGCAACACTTATAAGGGGTTTCTAAATGAGCGCAGCAACAAAAGAAGCAGATGATTCTACCTTCGATGTAATCGAAAAGCAGTTGAAGGCACCCTTCTCTCCCAATCAGATCAAGTGGAGAGCTTCTAATTTTAACGGGGACAAGTCCACTGCTCTCCTGTATCTCGATGCAAGAGACGTTATGGATAGACTTGATGATGTCTTTGGAATTGGCCGGTGGACTACTGACTACAAAGATTTAGACACGCGGTGCGTTTGCAAATTGTCTGTGTCTTTCGATGGATGGGGTTGGGTTCACAAGTCTGACGTTGGAACTCAAAGCACTTTCGAGGGTGAGAAGGGGATGTATAGCGACGCTCTCAAGCGAGCCGCTGTTCAGTTTGGTATCGGAAGATATCTATACGACGATGACATACTAGATAACAAAAGATTCAGCACTTCGAATAAGCGATTCACGAAAGAAGCAGACGATGAGATTTACATGCTTGTAGAATCTCATTACCGGACCTACGCAAATTCAAAATCGAATTTGCTTTTAGCGTTGTTTCAGTCTGCGACTACATTGAAAGAACTCAAGAAGTATTACACAGACAACAAGGTTGTTGTTGAAGAGTTAAAGAGTGAAGACTCTGAAGCAGCACTCTACGTTTCTAAACTTTACAAGCGGCGTGGTGCCGCACTCAAGAGAATCGAGGAGATGATTCATGGCTAAGGTTCACGGAAATATCAGGAAGAATGACAAGAAGAATGACAAGCAGCCTGACTTGCGTGGCTCTGTAAAGATTGGTGGATGGACCGGGCATCGAGCAGATGAGAAGAACAGGGATGCTGCTCAATGGCTTAAGAATTTAGCTTCTGAATTTAGCGAGAAGAAGGAAACGTATTTGAACGTCGCCATCTGGAAGAGGGTAGATGACGAGTCTGGTCAGGCTTATTTCTCTATGACCTTGGAGGATAACTCGTGGCGTACTTCCAGTGGTGGAGCAGGACGAGGCGCAACCACATCTCAGCCTGCGAAGAAGCAGGAAGCTCCGAAGACAGAAGACACTTCACAGGCTGGATTCGACGGCTTCGAAGATATAGACTTCTAAGTTTATTTATGTGGAAGTCTGAGGAGTATCTGAGGTTTGTGAGAACTCATCCGTGCTTGGTGTGCGGTTCAGATAGAGTGGATGCACACCATCCTAGATACTCCGTGACGCTTGAGCTAAGCGGCATGGGCATGAAGCGGTGTGGAGATGACTTGGCTGTTCCGCTTTGCCGCACGGATCATACTCTCTGCCACACTCATGGCAGAGAGATAACATTCTGGATTGATGTAGGCATCGACCCTATTGAATGGTCTAAAGAGAAGTTTGAAGAATGGAAGACATCGCAATCAAATTCGAAGCCCAGTTAGTCTCAGCAAGTATGACGGTTGCAGGTGGGCATAAGATAGTATTGAGGATAAACCCAGAAGATATTCTTGATAACCCTCACAACTCTTCAGAGAAAGACAGGGATGTTTCAAGGGTGAGATCTCTCATGCTTCAACAGCCCAACACTAGATTCGCCTGTGCTTTAGTTCAATTAGAGTCTGAGAGTGACCAGCCAGTTGAGCCTCAGGATATCAAGAGAGCTAAGAAAGTTAGCTCTGTCATCTCGATGCTTTGCAGAACAGATGCTAGAAATTTTTCTCGTTGGCTTATTGAGAATAAGTTCGGAGGAGAGAGATCATTTTTCGATCCAGATCTTCTTGACGAACAAGTCTGTCTTTACATTTTAAAAGACTTGGCAAAGTTTGAATCCCGTTCTGATTTAAAAAAGAATCCCAAGGCTGTAGCTAAGCTCGAAGAGATTTTGAATGAATACAGATTTGAGTAGGATATTCGATCCAGTTCAGAACCCTTCCCACTACACTGAGGGCAGGGTCTACGAACCTGTTAAAGTGATAGAAGATTGGGGCCTCGACTATCACCTTGGTACTGCCCTGAAATATATATCAAGAGCCGGTAGGAAAGGTTCCTTCGTCGAAGATATACAGAAAGCTATATTCTATTTGGAGAGAAGGCTCTCCATTGAAATGAAAAGGAACAGCAATGAATAAGCGAAGAGGTCGTCCTGCTCTCGGAAAGCCCGGAAGCCACAAGATGTATACGTTTCAGATGCCTATCGCGCATATAAAGAAGCTCCGCACTCTGGCAAAGAAGGAGGAAACTACTGTTCCCGAACTTCTCCGGAACGCTGTGGAGCATGTGATTAATAACGGTCCGATCTAGTATGTGAGGGGGGACGGGCTCGTAACTCAGCTGGTTAGAGTGCTGTTCTTATAAAGCAGTGGTCGCGGGTTCGAGTCCCGCCGAGCCTACCCCTCACCTTTTGTTATCTCTATGCTGACGTTTATCCCGTAGATTAAATTTCTTATCTCTTTTGTCAGGTCGTAAATTAATTTATCATCAAGAATTTTTGTAACTTCTTCTGATAATAAGAAACCTTCTGCGTTGCTTAAACATATTTTTGCTTGGTACAACATTGCTGTAGCATCGCTTTCAAAAGTCCTGACTTTCAGTAGTTCCACCTTCATAAAAATACCTGTTCTCTACCGCGCACAGCAGCAAATAAAAGTTATCATCGTGGCCTCCATTGGTTCTCTTCCAGTGGGGGCCGTGTTTGTAATGGGATATGACGTGGCAGTATTCGTGCAGAAGAACTGATATAGATTCGCTTCTTGATAAGAACTTACTTACTCTTATGAGCGGAATTCCGCTCCCCAGTTCGACGTAACCTAAGCAGTCCTTCTCAGATTTGGGCAATTTTTCGACCCGCAAGCGAGTTTTTCGACCGTACTCATTGATTAGCCACTTGTGTATCTGATGTAACCTGTCTCTTTTAGAAACTTGTTTACGAATACTTCGCCTTGACCCTTTCCATTCCGATCCATTCGACATCGAAATCACCTGACTTTACATTATGAAGAAGGCAACAACCTCTGCGCCACATCTGATTAGCCGGACCAGCCCAAGGTTCGGAGTGTTCGAAGTAGCAGCCAGCTACTAATCCATGCAGGTTCTTTCCTCCGCTGTCTGTTCTGACTGAGTGATCGAACGTGTGCGTGTGCCCTTGGATGCAGGTTCCGAATTGCTTGGTGATGAGGCTGGCTGCTTGGTGCATTCCAGAGATAGGTCTCCCCATAACCCCAGACGTGAAATAATGAGAAAAGGAACATCCTTCAATCTTTTTGATCTCAAGAAACGGCACCTCTTCCCAGCCAAGCTCTTTCAACCTCAAGTCATCTGTCGAAATTATCTCTTCAAATCTTGGTTCTGATTCAATGAACTTTGAGATTCTATGTTCATGGTTGCCGATACAGAATATCTTCTTAGGCTCGTATTTATTCTTACTAGAGCCTCTGTTGTAGTTCTCTATCTGTATATGAAATCTCAGCATTGCATCGAGTCCGATGTCTATATCTTTCCAGTAAGATGCTCCGTTAAAAGATTTACTACCCGGCTTATCAAAAGAATTAAGAGAGTGCATGTCCCACAGATCGCCTAGATTTACTATGTAATCAGGCTTTCTATCTACAGCTAACCTCCCTAACCATTCAAATCTATGGTTGGATATGCCGGGTTTTGCGTGACTGTCAGGCACAACGAGTATTGTCTTTCCCAATTTAGGTTTCTTTGATGCTCTTTTGTAAGGAGGA